TGGAGGGCTATGCCATCGCAAGGCAAAACGGCTGGATGAGCGCCAATGACATCCGTGCGCTGGAGAACATGAATCCCATCCCGGAAGAGGAAGGCGGCAACACCTACCTGTGCAACGGCAACCTGATCCCTGTTGGTTTGGCGGGCATCTCCATGGTAGCCTCTGCCGTATCCACGCTGGAAGAGGAGCCGCCTGCGGAGGATACCGCGCAGGAACAGCCGCCGCCTGATCCCCCGAAATCAATCAAAAAGCAAAGGAGGAATGCTCATTGAGGGAACTCAATCTGAACGGCTACATCGACGAAGAAATCTGGTTCGGCGATGAAATCACACCGGATGGTCTGCACAGCCAGCTTTATGGTGAGGACAACACCGCTGTGGACGATGTACATATCCGTCTCAACAGCTACGGCGGCTCCTGTAACGCCGCCACCCGGATGTTCGATGACATCCGCGCCTATCCCGGCAGCGTGAAGATCACCATCTCCGGCACGGCTGCTTCTGCCGCAACGGTTGTGGCGATGGCGGCTGATCGGCTGGAAATGACGCCCGGCAGTCTGTTCATGATCCACGATCCCAGCACAGTTGCCTATGGCAATGAGCGTGATATGGATGAAGCAAAGGCCGTCCTTCGCGCCTGCAAGGAAAGCATCCTCAATATGTATGGCACGCGCATCCGCATTTCCCGCAATGACGCTGCCAGCATGATGACCGCTACCACATGGATGGATGCCAAGGAAGCCTTTGAGAAGGGCTTTGTGGATGGCGTGACTGAAATGCCTGCGAAGCTGCCCACGGACAGCGCAGGCCATAAGGTATCCCTTGAAACGGCAAAGGCCGGTGTTCAGGCTTGGTTTGATCGAAAGACCAAGCCTTTTTCTATGGATCGGAAGCAGCAGAGTGTGCCTGAACCTGCCTGTGTGCAGCCTGCAGCCGAACCTGTTTCTGCCCCTGTCCTCGATAACCGCGTGCGCGTGCTTTCCACCGATACGCGGCTTGAACATCTCAGATTTTGATTGGAGGTAATCCGTATGAATCAGATTCTCACAATGCGCGAAAAGCGCGCTTCCCTGTGGGACGCCGCCAAGAAGTACCGCGACTCCCACATTGGCAACGACGGCACGATGACCGCCGAGGATGCGGCTGTTTACGACCGCATGGTCGATGACGTTGACCGCATGAAGAAGGAAATCGACCGACTGGAACGTCAGGAGGCCATCGAAAACGAGATGAACCGCCCGACCACCAGCCCCATTGTCAACCGCCCCGAAAATCCCATCACCGGCGATGAAAAGAAGGGCCGCGCTGCTGCCAGCTACAAGACGGCGTTCTGGCAGGCCATGCGCAACAAGAGTGTGCCTCACGAAGTGTTCAACTCTCTCAAGATCGGCGCTGACTCCGAGGGCGGTTATCTCGTCCCGGATGAGTACGAGCGTACCCTGATCGACACGCTGCAGGAGGAGAACATCTTCCGCAAGCTGGCACATGTGATCTCCACCGAATCCGGCGACCGGAAGATTCCTGTGGTCGCATCCAAGGGCACGGCCAGCTGGATTGACGAGGAAGCCGCTTATCCTGAAAGCGATGATTCCTTCGGTCAGGTGTCCATCGGTGCGCACAAGCTGGCGACCATGATCAAGATCAGCGAGGAGCTGCTCAACGATTCTGTGTTCGATATGCCCTCCTACATCGCCCGCGAGTTTGCCCGCCGCATCGGCGCTGCCGAAGAGGAAGCCTTCTTCACCGGCGACGGCACCGGCAAGCCGCTGGGTATCCTCGCTGCGACCGGCGGTGCGCAGACCGGCGTAACCGCCGCCAGCGCAACCGCCATCACCATGGACGAGGTGATCGACCTGTTCTACTCCCTGCGTGCTCCCTATCGCAAGCGTGCGGTGTTTGTAGTCAATGACTCCACCGTCAAGGCCATCCGCAAGCTGAAGAACGGCAACGGCGATTACCTGTGGCAGCCCAGCGTGACCGTCGGCACGCCCGACATGCTGCTGGGTCGCCCGGTGTACACCTCCGCGTACATGCCTGCTATCGGCGCAGGTGCGAAGAGCATCCTGTTCGGTGATCTGGGCTATTACTGGATTGCTGATCGTGAGGGCCGCTCCTTTAAGCGTCTGAACGAGCTGTACGCCGCCACCGGTCAGGTGGGCTTCCTCGCTTCCGAGCGTGTGGACGGTAAGCTGATTCTGCCCGAGGCCGTTAAGGTACTGGCGCAGAAGGCGTCCTGATGAGGAGGTATCAGCATGAGTAATGCAACCCGTAACTATCACGCCCATGGCGGTAATGAATGGGTCATCGGCGGAAAGCTGACCTTTCTGCCCGGTGCGGTTGTCGAAGGCGCGGAGGGGCTGTTTGACCTTCCTGCGGTTGGTGAGCCGGTTATCCTGCCCAGCCTCCCGGACAGCGAGGCAACCACGGTGGCCGCGCTGCGGGAGGACTTCAACCGCCTGCTTGTGCACCTGCGCAGCGCGGGTCTGATGGAAAGCCCTGATGCCCCGTGATCCTCACCGCTGACGATGTAAAGCAGCATCTGCGCATTGAGGATGATGAGGAGGACAGCTACATCGAATCCCTCATCCAGCAGGCGCAGGCTGTTGCAGAGGATTTCTGCCGCACAGAGTTCGGGGACGACGCACCCCAGCCTGTGCGGCTGGCGCTTCTGCTCATGGTTTCTCATTACTATGAAAACCGCGACAACCCTGATCGCACGATCTATGTAACCATGCGCATGGCCTTTGAAAATCTGCTCTACCCGTACCGAGATCCCGACAAGATGTTCTAACGGAGGTGATGATCGTTGCGCGGATACAAATCCTTTGACGGAACGCCGCATCCCGGCGATCTTCGCCACCGTATCCAAATCGGCTACACAGAGAACGCCATCAATGAAAATGGCTACCCGGAACCGAAGGACGTGATCCTGTGCAAGGTATGGGCATCTGCCATTGACGCAGGAAACCAGCACTATCGCTCCGCAGACGTCATGAACACCGAGCAGGTGGTCAACTTCACCATTCGCTACCGCCCGGACGTGAAACCGGGCATGTGGGTGCTGTTCAACGGCGAGAAATGGGAAATCTCCACGCTGGGCGAGTACGCCTTCACCAAGGCATACCTCGGCCTCAAGGCTTCCGTTGCGAAGGGAGTGAGCGGCTGATGCGTCAGGTACAGCAGGCTCTCAAGGACATCGGCATTCCTGTGTATGCCGGTGTCTGGCGGGCTACTTCCATGCAGCAGAATCCTCCGCAGCAGTATGTGGTGTATTCCACCACGACCACGGAAGCCGCCCATGAGGATGATCATCCTTCGTTGTATCGCACCTATGTGTACCTGAATCTCTGGTCAACCGTCGACCCGACCGAGATGCGATACAAAATACGGCAGGCCATGTACGCTGCAGGTTTTGGCATGGTGGAGGAATCGGACAAGGGCTACAATCAGCCCGCCTACGACACCGCCACCGGCCAGTTTACCGTGCAGTGGACATGGTGCTTAAGAGAGCTGGTGTAGCCATGCCTATGAACACAGAAGGCTTTGCTGAATTGGTCGGCCAGATCGAAAAGATGGCCAACCGACTGAACACCGATGCCGAGGGCGCACCCACGGCAAAGCGCATCCTGCAAGCCGCCGCCCAGCCCATCCACCAGCAGATGAAGGCCAACGCCAGTAGCGATCCTCAAATCATAGAAGGTAAGCTGCATGGTGCGCTAAACATCGGCAAGGTCAAGCGCCACCGCAAGGGTGGTCAGCATATCACCATCGGCGTCCATCGCAAGGATTGGGACGGTGAGGATTACTATCCTGCCTATGTGGAATATGGGCACGGCGGCCCCGGCCCCGCGCCCGCGCATCCCTATATCCGACCCGCATACGACACCCGTCAGGATGAAGCCTATGGCATCATCCGTGACGGGCTTCTTAATGAAATTAAAAAGTGAGGTAAGAAAAAATGGCAGTTACTGCTTCTCCTACGGTTTCCTCGACCATCGGTCTTAAAAACGTGGTCATCGCTCCGCTGACGGCTGACACCGAAGCGGAATGCACCTATGGCGCGGTTCAGGCAGTTGCTGGCGCGATTGAAGCGACCATCACCCCCGAAAACGCCGATCCCGATGTTCAGTACGCAGACGATGTAGAGTTTGACGTGCTGTATCCCGACCCGGAGCTGAGTTTCTCCCTGAAGCTGGCCGATCTGCCGCTTTCTATTCAGGAAATGCTTCTCAACAATGCCATCGACGATAACGGCGTGCTGGTACGTTCCGCATCCGACAAGCCGCCTTATTTTGCAGTGGGCTTCAAGAGCGAAAAGAGCAATGGCAAGTACCGTTATGTATGGCTTTACAAGGTACGCGCCAAGCCCGTCACCGAAACCTATCAGACCAAGGAGGGTGACACCGTCACCCGTCAGACCGGCAGCGTGGAGTTTACCGCCATCAAGCGTACCCACGATGGTCGCTATCAGGCGGTGGCCGACGAGGGCGAGAACAGCTTTACCGCTGAAAAGGCCGCAACCTTCCTCGATACGGTCTACGAGCCGGTCTTCTCTGCGGCTTAATCATCTGCACAGCGCTCATGGGATATTCCCGTGAGCGCTGTGCTTTGGGGAGGATTCTATGTCACTTGAATCTGTAAAACGCAACGGGCACAACCTTGATCTGGGACAGTTTGAACTGGCCGGTGAATACGGCATCCCGCGGTTGCATCCTGTGCATTTAGACGAGCGCATTCAATGGATACGCTTCAATCACGCGCTGAAGGAACAGACCCGCGAGTGTCTTGGCGTGCATTTTTTCATCGATGATTACCTGTTTCTACGCGTGTGGAACGATCCTGCCCGGTACGCTCTGTTCCTGCGGAGCTTCAAAGCCGTCATGACTCCGGATTTCTCCCTGTTCGCCGATTATTCCCGCGCCGTGCAGATCTACAATCACTGGCGCAAGCACCAGCTGGGCGCATACTGGCAGCGCTTTGGCGTGAAAGCCATCCCGTCCATCAGCTGGGCAGACAGGGACAGCTATGCGTGGTGCTTTGACGGAGAGCCCGAGGGCAGTACGGTGGCCGTTTCCTCTGTGGGCACGATGAAGAATAAGGATTCACGCAGACTGTTCATCGATGGCTATCGGGAAATGCTGACCCGTCTTCAGCCTGAGAAAATCATTTTCTTCGGCGATGTTCCGGATGAATGCGGCGGTAATATTGAGCACCACGCGCCCTACTACGAAACCTTCACGAAAGAACTTGCTTTCTCTGCAAAAGAGAGGTAATGTCGTATGGGAGGACGAGGTGGACGCTCACACGCCGGTGGCGGCGGGCAAAGCGATCAGAACGGCATTCCGCTTTCGTTGGCGAATCATGCGCAGTATGAGCAGCAATGGATACAAAACCGATTCCGCGATCTGACGCCTGCCCAGCAGCGCTACATATCCCAGCAGCTGGGACGGCTGTTCGCAGCGCACGACTTTGGCATGGACATCCGCAGTGAATATCTGGACAA